CTCTTGTGTTCCTGAATTGTCAACAATAACGAGGTGCTCCACAGGGTAATCAATAGAGCGAAGTAAACGGTCAGCAAGATCAAACCTCTTTAACGTAGCAAAACCAAGGACAGGGATCATTTAATCAACTTATTCAAAACAGGAACCCAGTGCTTATCCCACACAGTCTCCACATCAAACGCTGAAGCGAACTCAATCGCAGTTTTAGACGGACCGCGATCAGCGTTATACGCATCCTCCAAAGCCTGAACAATAGACGGAATCAACGGAACCTGCCAAATAGCATCCTGCCCAGAATCCCACATCGGCTGACCATCAACCAACCAACCATCCTCAGCCACAAGATCAGGAGTCGCAGCCCAATTAGAACCAATCACACGAGTACCACAAGCCTGAGCCTCAATCGTACCCAAACCAAAACCCTCACCAAAAGACGGAGCCAAAAACACATCCATAGCCGAATACAAACCAGCCAAATCCTGCTGAGACATACCATACCGGTAATCAACATACGGAGGAAACATAATCGCCTCCTTAGGAATACCAAACGCTTTCAACATCTTCACCAAATTCCAACCACCAGCAGAACCCAAAGGATCAGTGTGCAAATACAACACAGCATCATGGTGCTTCTGACGGAAAATACTAAATGCCATCAAATTCTCAGAAAACGCTTTACGGTGAATCAAACCCGAAGCCTTATTAGCTGCGTTCATACCCACAACAAACTCATCAGTCAAACCCATAAAATCACGAGTCGGTTGACCATCAACATTCGGAGTCGGTTTAAAAATCTTCGTATCAATAGCATGAGGCACATACTCACACGCAATACCATTCGCCTCCATCTGCCGCACACCATTAGGAGCCATAGCAATCGGAGTGACATTAGGTTTCTCCAACCAAGCCTTCACCTTAGGAGGCATAGTCACATGATCCAAAGGAACCCAAGAAGCAATGTTCATCTTGTCAAAAGACGGATTATTCAAAACCCACACATCATACAAACTGATCCACAAATCAGGCTTACCAGGGTTCTTAGACTTCCAATGAGCGTGATGCATCGGAGCCACATCATTAGAATACGGATCCATACCCCGAGGGTAATGAGGAACCTCACCATACGGTGACTTATAAGAAACAATGTTCCCCTCAACACCATAATTAGACAAAGCTGCAACATCAGCCCCATCACGTTTCAAACGATCAATCAGATAAGCCGCCTGTTGACCATACCCTGTCGGCTGTGTTGGACTATTCGACCAAACAGAAACAACCCCATTTATTTTTCCCAATTAACTTGACCTTTCGTAGCAGGTGGTATTAGAGTAGCAAATGTCAAAGGTTTTAGTTGTGTTTTTCCTTTGGTTTCCTTTCGGGTAATGAAGAACCCCCCAGACTACGCATCTGGGGGGTTTCCTGTTAGAATAAAACCCCAGCGTGAGTGGTATCACCTGGGGCATGACCAGACTTGTAAGGAGTCCAATATGACCGAGTATAAAGCCTGTAGCCGGTGCAAGCAAGTAGCCAATGTCAGCCAGTTTAATAAAGATAAATCTTCTGCTACTGGTTATCAAGATAGATGTAGGGCTTGCGAAAAAGTAGTCCGTAGAAATTACTATTTAACACATAAAGAAACTGAAATAAAGCGTGTTTCTAATTGGCATAAATCTACTGAGCAAGGTAAACAAAGACGAAAACGAGCCAGACTAAATAGACAAGCGTTAGTGCGTAATGCTGAAAGCAAATTCATTACACGTAAAGACTTTTTAGGACTAGCCTCAAGCCCATGCTTTTACTGTGGCTCAACAAATAATCTGACTTTAGATCATGTCATACCGCTTAGTCGTGGAGGTAGGCATAGCATCGGCAATTTAGTTTCTGCCTGCAATTTATGCAACGCAACTAAAAATACTCGATTAATAGTCGAATGGAAAAAGGAAACCCGCCACATCCCTACGCAAATGTGACGGGCTTCCAGCCTTAAATGGCTACGGTTTAGCTTGCGCCACCCTTGAAGTAACCAATGTGTGATGCGTGGGTTAGTCCACCATCAACGCGGATGATACCGCGGTAGGTTATAACGTCAGTGTTGAAAGCGTAGTCAGCAGACTGGTCAACACGTACACCACCGGCTACACGAGCCTTGAATGATGGTAGGTGACCGAATAGAACTGACTTAGCACCAGTAGCAACGGCAGGAACAGCAGGGTTCTCGAATACCTGGTATCCAAGAAGTGTTGAAGCCTGACCAGGAACAGCAGAATCAGTCCAGATGTAAGCACCTGAACCATCCTTCAACTTGCGAGCAGCTGCAATACCAGTCTTTGACATCTGGAAGCCTAGACCTGGAAGTACACGTGCACCATCAGCGATGCCGTATACAAGGTCAATTAGGTTCTCATAGGTCGCTGCACCAGCAACACCAGTTCCACCAGTTACAACAGAACCAGCAGCCGCAACCAACTTGTTAGTTAGAACGGTGTTGGTCTGGATACCTAGTGAAGTACCTAGCTGTTCTGCAAGGTAACCCTCAATGTCGAATCCTGCATCGGCTACAAGTTCCGAAGCGATTGACATTAGGGCTGCGTACTTCTCAGCACCAAGAGTGATGCTTGCGAAGGTTGGGTTTGACTCGGTGATTGCTGAACCAGCTGCAACCGATCCTGCTGAAGTTAGAGCAGTAACGGTTGGGATTACTAGGTTCTCACCTGAAGAGGTGTTGAATACTTCTGAAGTCTGAAGCATTGGGCCAACAAGTTGTGCGATCTGGAATACACGGTCGTAGAATGACTGACCAACAGTGTTTGCAGATGGTACAAGAGCTGCACGTGTTTCACGAGTGAACTCGTGTCCACGGCTCTCACCCATAAGGATTGAGCGTAGAAGATCAGCGTCTGACGCTGACTTTGGCTGTGCAGGTGTGAATGAAGCAGCTGCTTCAGCAGCAGCGGCTGAACGAGCCTCTACCTTCTGAGCAGTTTCGATAGCTGCATCGCGGGCTTCAATGTCCTTTTCGATGCGGTCAATCTTCTGAATGTCCTCAGCAGTTAGTCCACGCTTCTCTGATTCAGCAAGGTCAATAACCTCACGCATCTGAGCAACAAGGTTGCTGCGAACTTCAGCCTGAGTTTTAATGAACTCTGACATGGTTCTCCTAAATTAAAGTGAATAGTTATTTCTGCCGCGGAAACGCTGAACAGACTAGAGGCCGTGAACACACAGAACCTACTACTAATTGTACAAGAGGTGTGCAATGCCAAAAAGAAAACCGGAAGCCCCTCTGGTATTTCACAGACAAACTTCCGGTTGGTATTACTAGCATAGCAAGGTCTTTCAACCTAGAACTGTGCCCCTTCGATAAGGCCAGTATAGCAAAAGAAAAACCCCACCATTCGCTGACGAAGGTGGGGAAGAGTGGACTGTCGGAGAATCGCACTCCGGTCTTACTTGCTCCCTCTTGGGGTCTTGTCAAGCAATCGACACTATTTACAGCCCTAATCCACTTTGCACTAGAGATAGAAACTCTAACCGCGGTTAACTGATGCTCACGAAGTGGTAAATGTCATCCCGCAACAAGTGTACCAAAGAAGAACCCCCGCCAAGGAAAGGGGGCCTGGCGGGGGAAAAGAACTGCTTAAGGGGTGTTAGCGAGTTTCTTTTGCCTCGACAACGCGAACTTCTTTGGCCGCAGACTTGTCGAAGTCTTTAGTTTCTGACTTCTCAATATCTTTGATCAGTTCAGCAATAGCACCAGAATCCGGAGACCCAGCAACCTCATTGATTACCTTAACAGCAATCTCAATTTGTTCTTTAGTAGCCATTAGATAGCCTCTTTCATTAGTAGAGCAAGTTTCTTCTGCTTCAAAGCCAAAATGTCGCCATTGACTTCTTCAACCTGTTCAGTCTTAGTAAGTTTCCCAACAACCTCTTGGATAATTTTTGCCTGTTCAGGATCCAGTTCCTCACCAGACTCCAACTTCATAAGACTATCAGCCAACTGGTCAGCGTCAATGTCTCTCTTCTCACGAACCGAAGTAGTACCGGCTGTGCCCTCGTAAGCAGGGAACGAAGTTAATGACACTTCGTGAAGAGCAACCTCTTCCAAAGTGCGGTGATTGCCATCAGCAGACCAAGAGTCTTTCTTCACAGCGAAACCAAAAGACATAGCATCAATCGTTCCGCTCCTGATGAGTTCAGCAACATCACGCCCAGTTTGCGTATTGGCTAGACGAGCAGTGACCTTCAAACCCTTAGCGTCTTCAACCATTTTCAAAGTACCGTTACGGGTAGAGGCTAGAGGTTCAGAAGCGTTGTGGTTCCACAAAAGCATCATGCGGTGACGACCCTGAAGTGAACGCTTAAACGCACCAGGTTTAATAGTTTCAGTAAATGGTAAGGGCTGAGACGGAGAATTAAAAACAGCCGCATAGCCCTCGAAGACCATTCCATCGCCGGTCTCACGAATCTCTAAAGTTGTGTGCTCGGTACGAATCTCAGTCTTACCAAGAGAACGAGCCTCCTGTGGTAGACCTTCCAGATTTGCTTTAATAGCCCAAGCTGCACGGACCCACTTATCACGTGCTTCATTTACTTCAATCATTCTCTCATCTTCTTCATCTGAGGTATCTGTGTCCTCATCGTTTCTGATCCTTGCAACAACAGACTCGGCGTAAGCCAAAGTTCTCTCAGCTGCTCTCTTTGACGGGCCAGAACCCCAAAGCAAATGTGCAACCACTCCAGCAGAAGGATAGTTTTCTGATGAAGGGTCAGCGTCAGGTGAATCAAGATCTTCAAGGTGACGTGCAATCCAAGCCGCAATACGAACCCACTTGTCATCGCTAACATTGCCGTCAGCCATCTCACGGGCCTCACGAATAGTTTTCTCCACCAAACCATCGCCACCAAGACCCTGCTCGTAATACTCAAGTCCACGGCGGGCAGCTGCTCTCATGTAAGCCGGTGCACTCTGATTAATGGCACGGGCCTCACGTTCGCCCAAAAACTCTTCTTCATCAGCCAAAGCAACAGCAACAGCCTGATCTATGGCATCCTGCTTATTGTCGTGACAGCCAACAAGTGTGCCAGCATCACTGACGACAGCCCAGCCAGAAGTGCAACCTTCGGCCTCTTGTTCAATGTAATACGGCATACTTTTATCCTAACACTGCCAATACTGTGACTGTTCCTCCGAGAGCAACCGCAGTTCCGTTTACAGTAATTGTTGTTTGTGAAAGCGAAACTGTTTGAGTTTCAGCGTTATAAGCCAAAGGTGATGTTGCTGCAATAACACCAGTTGGTCCAGTCGGACCTGTTGCGCCAGTCGCACCCGTTGGTCCAGTTTCACCCTGAATACCCTGAATACCCTGTGGACCTTGTGGACCCGTCTCACCTTGAATGCCCTGAGGACCCTGTGGGCCAGTGTCACCCGTGTCACCTTTAAGGCCCTGAATACCTTGTGGTCCTTGTGGACCTGTCGGACCAGTTGCACCTTGAGGTCCAGTCGCTCCGGTAGCACCAGTAGCACCGGTCGGTCCAACAAGTGAAATAAGCCACTGCTCTTGCGTACCAACAAAACCATTAGCCTGAGCAACTTCATAAGCACTTAGACCGTCAGCACCATCAAGACCGTCAATACCGTTTGTACCGTTAGTGCCGTTAGTGCCGTTGATACCAGCAGGACCCTGAGGACCAGTTGGACCTGTTGCACCGGTAGCACCAGTAGGTCCTGTCGCACCAGTCGCACCCATGAGCGCAAGAGGCATCCAGTGAACTGCACCAATTTCAGGCACTTCACCAACAGTAGGATCACCAGCTGCAAACCATGAAGACCCGTTGTAGTAAACAGCGTCATCGTTTACATAGTCTGTGCCCGCAGACCAAGTGCCTTGCCAGTTAAGGCCGGTTGCACCAGTAGGACCGACAGGACCAGTCTCACCTTGGATACCTTGGATGCCCTGAATACCTTGTGGGCCTTGTGGACCTACGGCGGTCACGTTTTCCCAAAGGCCAGTGGTTGCGTTGTAGGCAAGAACCTGACCGTCAGTGACGTTGTTGATTTTTACGTTGTGTAGTTCTTCAAGTTCAAAGCCGTTTGTGACGCTCACAAAGATTGCACCAACTGAGGCGTGTCTACGTAGACAGATACCCATGACCACGCCGTGATCTGGGGCCTGTGGCTTAGTCGTAGTTAGTCCACCAGGTACGGTAGGTGATAACCAAACAATCGCACCCTCTGTAAGAGTTGAAGTGTCAATGTTTCTGACCAAACCAAAAGTTGTACAAAAGCCTTTAGAGCCAGCGTTAGCAGTTTCGGTCATAATACCGAAAGTACGTGTCGAGTTGTTCTCACTATTGGCCTGTGCATAGTTAGCCAAAATGTTAGAACCATCAGAGCCAGCAAGATACACAGCCTTGCCCTTAAGCAACCCAGAGTTTGTCGAAGACTTAACTAACTGGTGAACTTCCTGACCAAGTTGCAAAGTAACATTGCCACCCTTAAGACCAAGATCCATAGTGCCATCAGTATCGTTCCACTTGAAACGACCAACACCACCAGTAGCAACAGCGTTCACATTGAACTGAATAAAGTCAGGACTAGAAATAGACTGAACGCCCTGCACGGTTGGTTCAGTAATTAGCACATACTGGTTTTGATTTACAGTAGCGGTAGCTGCCCCTTGGACAAGGATAGTAGCCGCATTATTGGCTGTTACTTCAACAACCGCTGTGCTTTGGGTTATTGAAACTGTGCTCAACGAGTTACCTCAGGATCCACAAAGAAGTTACCCTCAACAAGACGGGTCACATAACCAGCCGAAGAAACAAGTTCAAGATCGTAAGCGTACACCGACTGTGGTGAATCTGCCGAAGCAACACCAGCAGTTGTAGTCGCTGATGCTTCAAGCAAAATAGTTCCAGCAGTGCCACCCAAAGTGATACCTGAACCGGAAGTCAAAGACAAAATAGTTGCAGTTGAAGCCTGTGTCTCACGAACCTGCATACGGGCAGTGTAACCAGTCAAGTCAACAGGAGAAGTTACAGTTCCAGCAGTAGTGGTCCAAGTCAGGGTGTAATCCCAAGACGCACCCTGATACATGGTTAAGTCAAGTTTGGCTGGTGCTTGCATTATTCTCCTGGTGTTGTAGTCATCGGCTGGATAGTGGTAGGAACACCGCCATCATGTTCGATAGGTGGAAGACCAAGAGCTGCAAGAGTAGACGCAGGATCAAAACCAGCGTTAATCAACTTAGTAGCCATAGCAACCTTGCCTTCTTGTTCCGGCAGATCAGCGGCTGACAAGTTCACATTTGCTAGAGGCACACGGTAAACATCGCCACCCTCAACAGAACGCATGTCTTCTAGACGGCGAATGTCATTCACGCTCATAAAGCCAGCCTGAGAAGCCACAGAATAAGCCTGAATACGGGTTTGGAAGTCTCCACGCATCAAACCGTTAACGTTAAACTTCAGATACGCAGGGGTCGGTAGGAGGCGTGTGTAAGCCCACTCGAGTTTCTCCACATACGGGCGAAGAGTGTGAGTTACAAACTGAATTGCGTTCTGCTCAACGGATGCGTAAGAGGCTGTGTCAGGAACACCCAAAAGATGCAGCGGAATATTGAAAGCACGAGCAATCTCCTCCACTGCAAATCTACGAGACTCTAAGAACTGTGCGGAGTCATTAGGAACAGTAGTCTGCTTGTAAACAGCACCACCAGACAAAATACCTGTCTTGTGTGCTTTACGCCAACCCTTGTGACGGCTATCGAAGCCCTCTTGTAGAGTTTGCGCCTGTTCCTTAGTCAAAAGCGGTCCAGGGAACTCAATCACACCAGAAGTGGTGGCTCCCTGACCAAAGAATGTAGCTGCATACGACTGCAAAGCCGAAGCAACACCCAAAGCGTTGTTAAGTTTGGTCACACGGCTCACACCACGCAGAGCACCTGGCTCCAAAAGGTCTGTGATGTGCAAAACATCTTCGCTAGACAGCGGTTCTTTCTCGCCATCAACGATAAACATCTTGCGACCAAGCGCATTTCGCTTAATTTGTACAGAAAGCGGGTCAAGAACGACCAAGTTAACAGGATCACCGTTGCGATCGCGGAAAACACGAGTGAATGAGTTACCGTCTGTGAGCAAACTCACCAAAACTTGCTGATAGTGGGCCTGACGAGTCTGGTCAACGTCTGGCTGATCAACCCATGCTGGGCGTGGGCGGTAAGGATAAACCTCACCATTGTTCCGGTACAACGCATCAACTGGCAAAGTTGAAATAGTGTCACTAATCAAAGACACAGCCGAGAAGAATGCAACAATCTCAAAAGCAGTTTGCTGATTAATGTTGACACCCGCAGGGTTCAGCATCTCAATATCAGCACCGGATCCCCAAACAGTTTGAAAAGAGATTGCTCTCTGCTCTGTTAACCGACCTAGCATTACTTACCTCGCTCCAATGCGATACCAAAAAGAACCAACCCCGCACCGGCGATCACAATACCGGCAGGAGGAAACCAAAGGCCAACACCAAGTGATATCACAGAGATACCAGCAGCTTGTAGAATCGTAGCTAACATTTACCGCCCTTACATAAAGAACTCAGGAATAACCTGCACTTCCATTCTACCTGCTGTGGCACGGTCTACCGCAATCACAGCTGCAACCGCAGCGTCAATCCTACGAGCAGATGCTCGGTTCTCTTTGACAATACGGATACCAATGTTGTCAGTTTTAGTAACAGCATTAGATAGATGGCGAGCAAGTAAAGGATCCCCATTGTGGGTCACCCGTTTCTCAGTTACAAAGTCAAAAAACTTAGCACACCCGATAACCATACGCTTCGGGGAAGTAGACGGATACTCCACAATCGGAACACCCTGATCAGCCAAAACCTCCATAGACCTCTGCCAACGGAAAGGGTCACAAGCAACTTCTCGTACCTTAGGAAACCTACGCACAAAGTTTAAAATCTCTTCTTCAACCTCGGCAATGTTTACACGCCAAGAATCATCGTGGATAAGTTCATCCTTCTCCCAAGCCTTAACCAAGAACACGTGAGGAACTTCATCCTCAGACTTAGGCACAGTCGCCCCCACAATAACCGTGGTGTCACCAGAGAACGAACCGTCAAAGCCCAACACAATCTCATCATCAGGTGTTACCTCACGAGGATCAGCACAAGCATCCCAAGTACCAGCCGGTAACCAACTAATCTGAGAAGACACCCACTGATTCAAACGCTTAGTACGAAACTCAGCCTCAGGTGTACGGCGAACCGCAGACTCAAAGTCAGCCGCCGAAACAATGTCGTCATACCCAGGATTAGCAATCTCCCAGTTCTTCGGGTCACGATGGTCACCGTCAGGTGGAGCCTCCCACCAAGCCATAAAGAAGTTAGGGTCATCAACTTCACCACGGGCAACCTTTTGCCCATACTGATACAACGAATAGCAGATAGAGTCTTGGCCTGTTGAGTCAGTCTTTACCCCAGCAGTGGTAATGGCAACCAACTGCCCGATCTTGCCACGGTTACCCATCGCCAACGAGAACACGTCAAACAGTTCACGGTTCTTGTGAGCATGCAACTCATCCATGATCACACGGCTAGGGTTCAAACCTTCTTTAGAGTAAGCCTCAGCAGAAACCACTTTAAACACAGAGTTAGTCGAAGGCACAAAGATACTGTCCTTGTACACGGTCACCAACTCAGACAACTCCGAGTCCTCAACCATACGTTTCGCTTCACCAAACACGATACGTGCCTGTTCCTTTTCAGCAGCTACCGCAATAACCTCACCACCATTAATGCCCTCAGCCAACAGTGAGTACAAACCAATAGCCGCCGAAGACAGCGCACTCTTACCATTTTTACGAGGTAACCCCAGCAAAGCCGTTTGTGCCACCAACCCGCCATCCTCATCACGGGCATAAAGACGCTTCAACAACTCCTTCTGCCAAGACCGCATAACCAACGGCGTACCAGCCTTACCAGCAATACCATCCTTACCGATAGAGCCAAACGTCTCAGCAAACTCAATCGCAAACTCACCATCGCCATTCTCCACAGCAACAGGATCCACAGGAGTCAACCAAGTCGGAGGCCACTTATCAGCCATTAGATCGCCCCTGATACCATTTACGAATTACATTCTCAGTCACAGCCTTTGATGCAGACTGACGATCAGCCAACCTTGCCAAACAAATGTCTAAGCCAGGATCCATCTCCTGAATACGACCACCCAAAGCCCGATACATTGCTCGCTCATTAGGAGAAGGGTCAGTGTGAATAATCCAAACATTTAAATAGCGTTCTCCCTGAGCCACTTGCATTGCTCGCTTCACAGCCGCAGACCTAGCCGAGATAGCAACCTCACGAACAAACAAAGAATACTCATACGGTTTCACATCAGGAGTAGTTAAAGCCAAAGCCAAAACATCCATGTCTACAATGATGTCGCCTGACTTGCAGTTCTCAGATACAAACCTAGACTTGCCAGAACACGGAGCACCAGTGACAACAGTGATCACTGCTTTGCAGCCTTACGAGCCATCAGTTCCTCCAACTTGCTCTTAGTCTTAGCCGACACCAAGCCCAAACGTGTACGATCAGCCGGACTAAACCCAAGCAAACTAAACCCTTTAACAATCTGAACCTCAATGTCATTCAACTGCTTAAACATGTGCCACTCATGCGGATGCTCCGCCACATAGCCACGCAAAAACTCACGCCTATCAAGCTGCTCACAAATCAACTGCACCAACTGAGTATCAGTCTTAATGCTGATCCACAACTCACCAGCCCCAAAAATAGAATCCCAAAACTGCTTACCCACCGGACCCAACGGGCGATGCGGTTCAACATACCCATACTCAAGCGGAGCAACAGCATCATTAGTCCTGATCTTGTGCTGACCAGGGTTGCCTTGCAGAATCTTCAACTCTGCCGGTTTCGGAGGATTAGCCATGCTCCAAGCCTACCCCAAGAAAAGTTCCAACTTCCGATAGGTGCGTCACTTTGGGGGCGGGGTGTCAATGACACGTGATCTGGCAGAATT